GATGACTTTGAAAAAATAAAAGATAAGCGAGTGGAATTGATGAATAAGAACTGGAAGGATAATACTCCTGACAGACTTAGACAAAAGGAGATTGTGAAAAAAGCACAATTAGATAAGTTAAAACGAAACCTAGAGGAGGTTTAAAAATGATAGTAAAAATATTTAGTATTTATGATAGTAAAGCAGAGGCATATAATAGCCCGTTCTATATGCAAACACAGAGTTTAGCAATTAGAGCTTTTACAGATGAAGCAAATAATCTTGATTCACAAATAGGTAAACATCCAGCGGATTTTACTCTATTTTATATGGGTGAATATGACGACCATACGGCGTCATTCAACCTAGAAGACACGAAGATAAGTTTAGGTGTCGCATCAGAGTTTGTAGGCAAGGAGCAGTTATGATCCATTGGCTCAAAGAAGTGTTTAATAAATCTCCTGAAGAAATTCGGGAGATAATCAAGTTAACTTGGGAGTATAAAGAATGAAAATGAAAACAGTAATGGAGCATCAGTTTAGTGAAGTACCAAAGGCGACTATTGAAAGGTCGTCTTTTGACCGTTCACACGGTGTAAAAACAACATTTGATGCAGGTTATTTAGTACCTATATTAGTAGATGAAGCATTACCTGGAGATACATTTAATACAAATATGACTGCATTTGCCAGAATGGCAACGCCAATTTTTCCAATTATGGATAACGTGTATATGGACACGCATTTTTTTGCTGTGCCAGTAAGATTAATCTGGGACAATTGGAAAAAATTCAATGGAGAGCAAGTAGATCCCGGAGATTCAATAGATTACACAGTACCAACAATGACAGCACCTGGTGCTGGTTATTCAAATATGACTTTGCATGATTATTTTGGTATTCCAACGGCTGTTGGTAATTTAGAACATAATTCGTTATGGCACAGAGCTTATAACCTTATTTATAACGAATGGTTTAGAGACCAAAATTTACAAGATTCAGTTACTGTAGACAAAGGTGACGGGCCCGATACTTATACAAATTACACATTATTAAAAAGAGGCAAAAGACATGATTACTTTACATCATGTTTGCCGTGGCCACAAAAAGGTGATGCGGTAGATTTACCGCTTGGTACAGTTGCACCATTAAAATCAGATAATGCAACTGAAGTTGGAGGTGCATATGTATATAGATCTAATGCAAGTCCTGATACTGCATTAGGTTGGACAAATAATAATTATGATTTACATGTTGATTTGAGTTCAGCTACGTCTGCAACCATTAATCAATTAAGAGAAGCATTTCAAATTCAAAAATTATTGGAGAGAGACGCACGTGGTGGAACAAGATATACAGAAATTGTTAAAGCACATTTCGGAGTTACAAGTCCAGATGCAAGATTGCAAAGACCAGAATACCTTGGCGGTGGTAGCACGCCAGTCAATGTTACACCGATTGAACAAACTAGTTCAACGGACGCAACAAGCCCGCAGGGTAATTTAGCGGCAATGGCAACGGCTAGTTTAACTAATCATGGTTTTACTAAGTCGTTTACTGAACATTGTGTTATTTTAGGTTTAGTTAGTGTTAGAGCAGATTTAACATACCAACAAGGACTAAATAGAATGTTTAGTCGACAAACAAGATATGATTTTTATTGGCCAGCTTTGTCACATATTGGTGAACAAGCAGTCCTTAATAAAGAGATCTATGCAGACGGTTCGGCTGCAGATGAAAATGTATTTGGTTATCAAGAAAGATACGCAGAATATAGATATAAGCCGTCAATGATTACGGGTAAATTCCGTAGTAATGACGCTCAGTCGTTGGATGCCTGGCACTTATCTCAGGAGTTCTCCTCACTTCCTGGGCTAAATTCAACCTTCATTGAGGAAAACCCTCCTCTTGATAGAGTCATTGCCGTGCCTTCAGAGCCGCATTTCATATTTGACTCTTATATCTCGATGAAGTGTGCCAGACCTATGCCGGTATATAGTGTACCGGGTAAGATTGACCATTTCTAATGGGCATATTAGATAAAGCAATTGGATTTCTTGGAGGCGGTGTAACTGGAGGATCACTGCTTTCAGGCGCTTTAAGTATGTTAGGAACTAGAAGTACTAACAGAGCTCAAGAACAATTAGCTAGACAACAAATGGCATTTCAATCAGGACAAACTGGAACTGAATATCAAAGAGCAGTAGAAGATATGCGAAAAGCAGGATTAAATCCAATGTTGGCAACAAAATTGGGAGGTGCTAGTTCTGCAACGGGTGCAATGGCTCAATTAAAAGATCCTACGGCGAGTGCTAGAGAAGCAATGTTAATTGATGCTCAAATTAGAAATTTAGATGCTCAAGCAACTAAAAATGCAACTGCAGCAACTACTGATTTGTTAGCCGCTATTGGCGGTGCAGGTGCAAGTGCTTATGCACTTAATAGATTATTGAAAAAAGGTATAAAACCTCAACAATCTAAAATTACAAGAAGTAAATATCAACCTGATCAGATAGATAAGTGGAAATCATCCAGATTAAATAAATATTCTGGAAAAGTAAATAGAATTAATATTGACCCAAAAGGGTCAATTAATTTAATAAAAAAATTATTTAAATAGGAGGCCAAAATGGCGACAAAAGAAAAAGTAGACGGCGTTCCATTTAGAACGGCTTATGGACAAAAATTAAGAGTTGCAATCGCAACTGGTGATGGTTTAACGGAACAGAATCATAAAGATGAGACAGACATAAATAATATAGTACGTAAGTACAATAAGACTGGACTAATAGACCATCTTAACCAGTTCGAAAAACAATACGGTGATATGACCGGATTTGATTACCAAGACGCAATGAACACTATTGCGGCTGCTAATACAATGTTCGAGGGATTACCGAGTTCAATTAGAAATAAATTCGATAACGATCCAGCAAAATTTATTAATTTTGTGGATGATGAAGCAAATGCTGATAAGTTAATCGAAATGGGTTTGGCAAAACCTAAGGATATTCCTATTGTAGATGAAGACGCGAAAGCGTCTGTGAAGGCTGAGAGTTCCGTAGGATCATCAGCCGAAACGGAAGTGAAAACCGAAGGTTGAACGAGTTATGCACAGTTACCTACTTGATGTAACTGTGCTGACTGACACCAGTCAGTCTGAATTTCGACCGTTTAGGGAGAAAGAATAGTTAGTTATGAGCGTAGCGATAATAAAAAAGATTATATGGGGGTTGATTAAATCCACATTAATACCATTCATATTGAATAATATGGATAAATGGACGACAGTCCTAAATGAAAAACTACAAGATAAATTGGAGAAGTTAAAAAA